GATAAGTTAATACCGAGGTAAATTGAGTGATTAAAAAAACTCAATCACCGTAGAGCATAGGAAGTGAACCTATGCTTTTTGTTTACTCAAAAAGCATAGAATATAATCTTCCCACGAGTGACCGTCACCTTAACGAGTAATGTCGAAGGTGAAAATATATGCCGAACTTACGGGAAACCGTAAGAAGTAGAGGATAAAAAGCCTTTACGATAACAAATGAACAATTTCGCCACAACTGAAAAAGATATCGTAGAGATGACCAATCGTTTAGCAGCAGGTGGTAAACTTGCTGGACTAACTGCTCCAGAAATCTTAGGTCTTGCTACTGCTATGAGTAGTGTAGGTATTGAAGCAGAAGCGGGTGGTACTGCAATGACTCAAACACTTACAGCAATCGGTAATGCAGTTGCATTGACTACAAAGGATTCAGCAGACGACCTAGCATTGATTGCCAAAGTTGCAGGAACAACATCGGAAGAATTCCAACAAGCATGGAAAGAAAAACCTGCTGAAGCTTTACAATCCTTTATTAAAGGTTTGAACACAGCGCATGAAAAAGGCGCAAATGTGGATGCTATCTTGATGAAACTAGGCATGACAGGTATCCGACAAGGAAACATGCTCAAATCTCTTGCTCTATCATCAGACAAAATGAGTGCAGCAGTACAACGTTCGAACCAAGCGTGGAAAGAAAATACTGCCTTAACCAATGAAGCGAATAAACGTTATGAAACTACTGAATCACAGTTGAAGATGTTTAGAAATCAACTGACAGATATCGCTATCGAAGTCGGAGGTCCACTTATTAAGGCTCTTAGAAGTGGTCTTGATGCAGTCAAACCTTGGATAAACAATCTTGCTGATTTAGCTAAAAAATTCAGTTCATTATCAACTGAACAACAACAAAACATCATTAAGTGGGGATTGATGGCAGCTGCTTTAGGTCCTGCATTGAAGTTGTTAGGTGGTGGTGTATCTGTCATTGGTGGTTTTGTAAAAGCTATTGGTGGTCTTTCGAAAGGTATTGGTTTTTTAAGTGGATCAGTTAAATATCTTGCAAATATTCCAGCTGGATTGAATGCATTGGCTGGTTCAGCTGGTGTTGCTGAAACAGCTATGGCAGGCATGTCAACTAGTGCAGGTTCTATGACTGGTGCAATTGGCGCGCTTGCAAATCCTTTGGGATTGATAGTTGGAAGCATAGGTTTGGTGACCGCAGGTCTTGTCTATCTTGGGAACGAGAAAGACAAAGCAAGAATCAAGACAGAAGAATTTGGTTCACAATTAAGTAGCACTGCACAAGGCGAGTTGAGAAACTTCCAAAAGACAGTTGATGAAACAAGCACAGCAGTTGCGAATTTTGGAACACACGCTGGAGATGTTGAGAAAGTTTCAGGTGCTTTTAAAAAGCTTTATGAAGATATTCAAGCAGCAGCAGACCAAAGCAACAAACGAATGGAAGAACTCGGTAATAAATGGGGTTTGAGTGAAGAACAAATTGCTAAAGCTAAAGACAGGAATGGTCAAATTGTTTCAAATACTGAGTCAATGATGGACCAAATCAATGAAATTTATGCGCGTCATAATGGTGATGCTAGTAAGTTTTCTCAAGAAGAAAAAGAAATCATCTTAAATAACCAAAACGAGATGATTAAAGCTAAACTTTCTATGATGAGCTTATCCGCTGATCAACAAAAAGCAGCATTACAAGCTTTAAATGGAGATATTGTAAGTCTAAACGAAACTCAATTAAAACATACTAAAGATGTTTTGAAACAAGCCATGGATGAAGAAAAGAAACTCTACGAAACATCCAAGAGCGAGTTGAAAGAGTTATTAGATGGTAAAGCTATTGACCAAGAAACTTATAACAAGAAAGTACAAGAACTCGAATCAAACCATACTCAAACTATGGAAGCTTTGGGTAGTAAGTATTATCAAGTTATGAAGAACTTGGATGAAAAAGTTAAGTCCAGAACTGGTCAAAGTTGGAACTACTGGGAAGAAGCTAAAAAAGTCCTAGAAGAATACGGCTTATCTTATGAAGAAATCGGTCAAAAGGCAGCAGCAGCATCTGAAAAAGCTGGGAACTCTCATAGTATTCTCGCTAAATATACTAGTGAGATGAGTAAGGAAGTCAAAGAAGCCAATGATGCGTGGTCATTATTAGTTGGAAATATCGATAAAAACGGTAACTTCCAAGTCAAATCAAACGTTAAAGAAGTCATTGGAGAAGCAGCTAAATCTGCAGAAGGTTGGGAACAGTTGCAGTTCATTGCTAAAACTGCTGATATCAACTCAAATGCTCGTGTAACCATTGCTGAAGCGCTTATTGAATCAGGCAAGTGGAAAGAGATGAGCCTTGAAGAAAAACAAGTCATCGTTAATAATCAAGCAGGCTTACAAGCTATCTTTGATAGTGAGAAAAACCTCAAGATCTGGAATGATATGCCAGCGGAAGTCAAAGAACTTCTTTTGAAGAACAATGACATCATGAGCAAGGCAGATGAGGCTACAAAAGCTCTTACGAACTATGAAGCTCTGACACCAAAACAAAAAGAATTGCTTGCAACAGATGATAAGTTCAGAGATGCAGTGGCTCGTTCTACTGAAACGTTAACTACTTGGAATGCTCTTACACCATTCACAAAAGACTTACAAGTAAACCCTGGTAACGTTTTATATAACGGTCAATTATCAATCGATAAGATTGGCGAGTGGAACTTAGCGCCAGCTCTAACCAAGTCATTAACTGCAGCAGATGACACTGGTGCTGCAGTTAATAGTGCAATCGTTAGTGTGAACTCTCCTAAACAAGAAGCGCCAATTGGCATTTTTGCCAATGATAATACAGCAGGAGAATCACAATCAGCAAGTTTGAGCGTAAACTCTCCTTATCAATTTAAACCAATTGATATTAATGCTGCTAACAGAACACAGGGTGAAGCTTCAGCTGCAGGATATTCTGTTAACTCTGTTAGACAAAGCAGTCCAATCAGTATTAACGCTCAAAATAATACAAGTGGTGCAATCAATAGTGTTTTAAGTGGTTTAGCATCTTTACCAGCGTTTAAGTTTATTGACATCATCACTAGACACTTTACAGAAAAACACGCAAAAGGTACGGACAATCACCCTGGTGGGCTTGCAACAATCAACGACCAACGTGGTACTCTCTACAAAGAGTTGGTAACATTACCAGACGGTACTTCCTTCATTCCAGAAGGTCGTAACGTAGTTTTACCACTTCCTCCAGGTTCTAAAGTCATGCGAGCTGGTAAAACTCGTAGTTTGATGAACCGTTTAGGTATTCCGAATTATGAAAAAGGAATTGGTTTTGAAGATACAAAAATCTCACATCTAAGTAGACGAATTCAAAGTGTCAACGTCCGAAATAGTCAGCGTGGTTATCAGAACACAGCTTATTCTGTTGATAGTGGCAATGGTCAAGCAGTTGTCTCTGAATTGGTCAGCTTAAAAGAAAGCGTAGAAAACTTGCTTGGTAGATTGCTTGATAAAGATTTCAATACTTACCTGGACGGTCAAGTTATCGCAGAAAACTCTTATCAATACCAAGGTCATATCATGAGAAGGGAGGGTATTTAATGTCAAATTATTTAAAGGTCAATGATTTTACAACAACTGGTTTAAGGAATTGTGTAGTCGTGGACTTTGGAACAATCCGTTCTGCCATTCCTCGTTTCTCTGAACAAACTAAACCATACGGTATGAATGGTAGCTACAATCAAGGAGATGGCGCTTTTGAAGATTATGAAAGAACTATTCGTGTCTTCTTTGAGCGTTTTTCTGATTTAGCAACTTTGGTAGAAAAATTCAAGGCAGTTGGAAACCAGTTAGAATTCAGTTATCAACCAGATTCAGTATTCTATGCTGATTTGCTAGATACTGAAATCACTCCAAAAGGTATGTATGGTTGGGAATTGGCAATCAAGTTAGATATGCAACCGTTCAGATATCAAAAGAATAGTGAATCTGTTGTATTAACTAGTTCAGGTACAATTACAAATCTTGGTAGTGTGTATTCTGAACCAGTTGTAGAAATCGAAGGTAGTGGTGATGTATCACTTACGATTGGTCAGAAGACCATGTATTTGACTATAAATACTAAAGCTACAATCGATTGTAGGCAAGGTAAACAGAACATCTACAACGCTACTGGAGCAGTTCAAAACACTCTCAGAAAACGTGGTGGGTTCTTTGAAATCCCTACTGGAAATAGTGGTGTGACATTTACAGGTAATGTCCGTAAGGTGACTATTAAACCAAATTGGAGGTATAAGGTATGATTTATTTAACCGAAGGAAATATACCTCTTAATGCTGCCTACGATGATAATATCGTACAGGAAGCAAATAGCACCTATCAATTAACCTTTAAATTCCCTACAAACAACATCTTATGGCAAAGGCTGAGAGAAGAAGCATTCTTGATTGCTGATGATCTACACGGTGAGCAAGATTTTGTAATTTTCGAAGTCGAGAAAAAGCATGGATATATTCAAGTCTATGCTAACCAAGTCATGACAATGTTAAATCACTACGTTGTCAATCCAATGTCTTTGGATAGAGCGACTGGTTCAACCGCTTTGAGTCAATTTGCTGGGAGCATCACTCGTAGCAATCCATTCTCATTCTTTTCAGACATTGACGATAGACACACGTTTAATATCGATAGCAAAACAGCTATGGAAGCTTTGACCAAGGATAAACATTCTATTGTCGGTTTGTGGGGTGGTGATTTAGTCAGACATGGCTACCAAGTACGATTATTAAAGAATGGCGGTTCAGAAAATGAATCGCTTTTCATGTATAAGAAAAACCTATCTAGTTACGAGCATAAAACATCTACTAAGTCTTTAAGGACTCGCATTACCTTCATTACAACCATCCGTGGTGAAGGAGAAAATCCAGTAGATAAGCACTACAAGGTTGTAGTGGATAGTCCACTGATTAACAAATACAGTCAGATTTACGAAGACGTTGTAGAAGTCAACGACCAGGATGTTAAGGACGAAGCAAGCCTTAGAGAATATGGCAAGCAGTATTTCAGAACAACCTTGTGCGATATGCTCGAAGATAGCATTGAGATTGATGTTATCGGTCAGAGTGATGTTCCTGTACAGATGTTTGATGTCGTGGGAGTTTTCCACGAATACTATGATTTAGACGTGCGAAAGAAAATCACAAAATACAACTACTCTCCAATGGCTAAAAAATTGAAGAGTATTGGTTTTGGAGAATTCAAGTCTGGTCTAGCAAGCGCAATCGGTAATGTAGTAAGCGATGCAGTTAAGGAAGAAACACACGCTTTTGAAACTCGTTTAAATAAAGAAATCGAGAACGCCGACTTAGCTTTTGATAGAAAAGTCAAGGATATCAAAGATGAATTGACCGACGGTATCGAACAAGCAAAAGCTAAAGCAGAGGAAAACAAGCGTGCTCTGTCAGATGAAATCGACAATCGTTTTTCAAATTTTGATAGCAGCATGAACGAGAAGCTTGAAGACCAACGAACCAAAATAGAAGAAATTCGTGCTATTGGTTCAACAGTTACTCAGACGGCAGAAGAAGCTTTAGAAGAAGCTAGAAACGCTCTTGAATCTGCTAATACTTCTAAAGATTTGTCCAATTCAAACTTTGCCAAAATCGAGCAGATAACAGACAGAATCAAAACACTTGTGACTAAACAAGAGGTTGACCCTCTGACAGATAGGCTGAGAATTGCTGAAAGCAGAATCGAAGTTCAAGCTGGCCAGATTATTGAGAAATTGTCTCGTACCGATTTTGACATATTGGCCAATGACAGAGGTTTTCAAACTGCAACCCAAGTCCAGAACACAGTCAAACATTCGGTTGACGGATTCCAAAGAACCATCTCACGTATTGAAACCAAACTGAGAGATATTATTAGAAATGATAATCTATTGCAGAATTCGTCCATCATTCCAGTGGGGGACTCCTTGAATGGAACTTGGGCAATGAGTTTGTCAGGTGGTAACGGTCGAACAGAGGTTATTGAATTAAGAGATGCACCGCACTCTGTAATCAAAAAAGGCATTCGTGTCGTTAATAATACAAATGGTGGAAATAAAGACATCAGTCAAAAAATAAATTTAGTTATTGGTGAGAAATATACCATGTCGTGCTGGGCAAGGGTTTCATCAACAAGTACAACTCAAAACGTGAATCTTTTAATACGCTCTTGGACCACCAATGATAATAATCGTAAATTATTCAAAACTATCTCTAACAAAGATTGGGTTCGATATCAATTCACATTCACAGCAGATACAGTATCTAACTCAATACAATTCGGTCAGAGCGGAAGTGGTAGCATTGAAATCTGCGGTATGAAACTTGAGCATTCTGACCGCATGACAGACTACGATGTTAACTCTTCTGAAATTGTGAGTGTTGTAGAGTTTAACGATGTACGAGATACCGTATCATCACACACTCAAACCTTGCAACGACAAGACCAAGCGATTTCACAAGTTATTCAGACCGCTGACGGTCTAGTTAGTCGTGTATCTAATTTCTTGGATGACTTTAACCTGGTATATGATCCAACTAACTTCAGCAAGTGGACAAAGAAGCAACCTGAAGCGAATGTGATTGAGGTTCAAGCTGATACTAGATTGCTACGAATTACAACCACTGGCAAAAACCAAGCAGTCTACCACGGTTTCGCTTTGCCACTTAACACCTCAACTTTCACGAAGGACGAAAAGCTCAGCTATCGTATGGAGGTATGGGTGGATGTGTTACCAGATGCCCCTCTAGGAATTGAGCTATGGGCATCCGATGGAGGACTTGCATCTGACAGGGTAACACTCACAAAAACTGGAACGCAAATCATCACAGGTACGATGACCGTCCAAAAATCATCGACTAAAGGAAGAGAATTCCCTCTTGAAATTTGGTTGATGAAAAACGGTCAAGTCGCAATCGGTCAGGTATCGCTTATTAGAGGTGACAAACCTCCTAAACGCTTCAGCGATAACACATCCACACAAGATGTAGTTACACAAACTCAAGTGTCACAGTTGCATGATTCCTACGCTATCCAAACCCTAACAGGACCTGGTGCAGTAACATCACAAATCAATTTGGCGCCCAACAACGCTTTAATTGAAGCAAATAAAATCCGTCTAAAAGGGAAGACGCTTGCTGACGAGATAACTGCAATCGATGGTTATTTCAAACGTCTTTTTGTTGGAGACGCCAAAGTAGGTACGTTGAATGCCGATATCATTCGCTCGAATTCGATTTCAGCGGATAAGCTGATATTTGATACTGCTCTAGCCAAGAAGCTTGTGGCTAGTGATGTATTCACAGACACTTTAGCAGCTAAAACAGCCTTCATCAACAAGCTACGGTCTGTTGTAGTTTCAGCAACCTTGCTTGAAGGGTACAAGGGTAAAATCGGTGGCTTCCAAATCGGTACCCATGACAAGGACCCGACTGTTTTCTGGTTGACTGGTTCCAACAGTTTCCGTGTCGGAATGAGTGACGGTGGATGGAAAACAGGACAAACTGCTCTCTGGGTGAACTGGGGAAATAATTGGGGAACACCAGGAAATTATGCCTGGTTCGTGAAAAATACTGGTGAAATGCACTGCTATAACACCGCAAGATTTTGGAATACCCCAATCGTCCACGGTAATCTTAGAGTTACTGGCAAGATCTACTACGACGAACGTTCAAATGGGGGTGGATATGGATTTTGGATGAGTTCACCACGATATACACACATGAACGCTCAAAATGGTTATCTGTATTTTTATCTAGACAACGGTACATACGACTGGATTACGCTCAACAAAGACTTATCAGACCGTCGATACAAGACCAATATCCAAGATAGTCAAGTCAACGGACTCGATGTCATTGAAAGTCTTAAAACTTACAGCTATCGCAAAGAGTATGACGGTAAAGTCGAGGACATTTCATGCGGTATCATGGCTCAAGATGTCCGAGAAGTTGCACCAGAAGCATTCTTTGAAAATCCAGATGGCGCTTATTCTTATAACACATTCGCACTTGTGCCTTATCTCATCAAGGCTATTCAAGAACTTAACCAAAAAGTAGAAAGGTTGGAAACAACAACATGAACGAACAAGACAAGCAAATCAGCAGTCTGACAATTAAATCATTAAGCGAACGAGTCGGCAACGAAGCAACTCAGTCAGCTACGCTAGAAGCTCTATACACAGTTACAGCTATGGAGCTCGAACAAATCAAAAACATCATCAATTCAAATGAAGAACTGAAAGCAAAATTTGAACAAGTGAAAGGACAAACGATAAATGGCAATTAACAACTACACCCTAGCAACTAAACCTTACACTCGTGGCTTTGGAGACAAAACTACAACAGTTGTAGAAATCCGTTTGCAAGACGGAAATCGCTACAGCACCAACCAACGTGAACTAGTTGGAGACCGCACTCAAGACCAAGAAGACGTGCTTATCCAAGCGGTATTAGATATGGTGAAATCTGAATTGGATCCAGCGAACGCAATCGTTAAGGCTCAACAAGAATTGGAAACAGCTAAGACCAAGCAAGATGAGTTTCAAAAACTTATCAAAGCTCAACAAGAAGCAAATACAATCACTCAGCGCATGATTAAGGTCATGGTTGTAAATTCGGTTATGAGTGAGAATATCACTTATGGAACTGTCTATAAAGACCTTGTGAGCCTTTTGCCAGCTATGAAAGTTGGAGAAACATACTTTGAAGGCGACTTGGTAACAATCACAGACCCTGAATACGTTGAGAAAAACGGTGAAGGTAAAGATGTTATCGTTCAAATCAACCGTGAATTTGAATACACTGGTCAAACTATCAAAGACCTTGAAGGTGACTTGTCACGGAATGGAGTTCTTGCAGTATGGCGCTGGATTACTCCAAAAGCTGACACAATTTAGGGGTAGCTTATGCAAGATTTTATGTGGGGAGAGCTAGTTGGCCATCTTAGGAACTTATCTCACAGCCCTTACATCCATATCTTCTTCTGGTTAATGGTTTTAGACATTGTCACTGGCTATGTCAAAGCCTTTAAAACAAAGCGTTTTGACAGTAAAATCGGCACCATGGGATTGATTCGTCATTTCGTTGTATTCGTGGTGATTATGCTTGTAGCGATGTATTCACGAGCGTTGGGAATCAGAACATTTGGTATCGGTTGGACGATGTTCTTTATTATCAACTATCTCGGTTCTGTTTTAGAGAATTGGGAAGCGATTGGTTGGGCATTCCCAGAGTTTTTGAAACCATACATCAATCAAATTAAGAAGGATAATGCTAGAAGATTAGGGCAGTTATTGGTCAATGTTGACCAAAAAGACAAAATTGAAGTTGAAATAAAGGAGAAAAACAATGAATAAAATCAACTGGAAATTAAGACTACAGAACAAGGTCACTCTTATCGCTCTGTTAGGAGCGGTATTCCTTATGGCGCAACAATTCGGACTTGAAATTCCAAAGAATATCCAAGACGGTGTGAACACGTTCGTTTATATCTTGGTATTACTCGGAGTGGTTACTGATCCAACGACTGCTGGATTGACTGACAGTGAGCGAGCCTTGGAATACTACAAGCCAAACGAAGACTAAAAAAACGAGAGCCCTTTTGGGTTCTCTTTCTTTTTGAAGAAAGGAAAAATAAATGGCAATTAACATTGAAAAAGCCATCTCATGGATGGAAGCCCGAAAGGGTCGAGTATCTTATAGCATGGAGGAACGTGATGGAGATGATTCTTACGATTGCTCATCATCTATGTATTACTCTTTAAGGAGCGCTGGTGCTTCATCCGCTGGATGGGCAGTAAATACCGAGTATATGCACGACTGGCTTATTAAAAACGGTTATGAGCTTATCGCTGAAAACACCGAATGCACCGCTCAGCGTGGAGATATCTTCATTTGGGGCAAGCGTGGAGCGAGCGCTGGAGCGTTCGGACATACAGGTATGTTCATTGATAGTGATAATATCATTCATTGTAACTACGCATATAATGGTATCTCAATCAACAACCACGATGAGCGGTGGTATTATGCTGGACAACCTTATTTCTATATCTATCGTTTGACCAATCCAGATGCTCAACCAGAAGAAGTGAAAAAAGGCTGGCAGTCGGACGATAAAGGCGATTGGTATGTTCGAGCTAACGGCTCTTATCCTAAGAGTGAATTTGAGTACATCGAGGAAAATAAATCATGGTTCTACTTTGATGCCGAAGGATATTGCGTGAAATCAGATTGGGTATTCCACACAGACGAAAAATGGTACTACTTTGAAGAAGATGGCTACATGGTGACGAGCTGGAGGAAAATCAACAATAAATGGTACTATTTCAATCGTGATGGTTCAATGCAAACCGGCTGGGTTAAATACTACGACAAGTGGTATTACCTTGATGGTCAAAATGGCGACATGAAGTCAGATTGCTTTGTTAAATACAATGACGGCTGGTACTTACTACTTCCAGACGGTCGCTTGGATGACAAACCAGAGTTCACAGTTGAGCCTGATGGCTTGATTACCACAAAATAAAATAGAAAGATTCAAAATTTAATTACACTTGACCGCTGGCAATCGCTAGCGGTTTTTTTGTTTGCTCTGAAAGTACTTTCTAAAATAAAAAAAGTTTAAATTTCTTTATCAAAATACTTGACGAACGTAAAGTACAGTGTTATAATTAAGACAAGATAAGGAAAGGGAGTTCAAAAAGAACTCAAAGGAAAATCAAAATGGCAACATACGGACTTAAAAAATGGCAAGCAGTTGAAGCTAAAATGCGCCAAGCTGGACAATACGGACGTGCAAGCCTACTTGGTGAAGCTAAAGAAGTGCAATTCAATGAAGTTATGCACAAAGAAGGTGCATACTACGGTATCGAAGTTATCGCAGACGGTTCTAACTATGGAACTTATTACATTTCAGAAAAAGTTTGGGGTTAAAGGAGATAAATCATGGTTACAGAAGAAAAATTAATGGAAGCACTCGTTGACTTGTACGAGTCAGAATTTAAAGATGAACAAACATTTGAAGAATTCGCTGATATGCTAGATTTTTGGATTGATAAAGATGGTAGTATCTTGATTGAAGGCCGTGGCATGAAGCCCGTTGAAGGAGTGAAAGAAGTCGGACACGTAGATAACGGGGTGGTATATGCGTATTAACACATCACAAGTAGAAATGGTCTTAATGAACAAGGCCATTTCCGCTTATCGTTTAGCAAAAGAAATTGGCATACAAGAAAGTTCTATCTCATTGTTAAGAAATGGCAAGAAAGATTTTAATAAATTAAGTCTTGAAGTAGCTATGAGAGTTCAAAAATGGATAGATGAAGGCAATTATCGTTTTAGTTACGATTATAGCGAATTGATCGAGGAACTAGAAGCAGATATAGACGAAGGCTTGACAGACGAATATATTTATATCGTTCGTGGTGATTATATCGAAATGCTAGACAAATGCCCTATCATTGATTACTACTATACTGCTAAAGAAATCATGGACGGTGACTTTGCCGAAAAAGTCTTGACAAGTTCGGCACTTGCTGAAATGAAAGCAGATAATGAAATATTTTAAAAAGGGGCAAATAAGGGGCAAAAATGTCGTAAACTTATGTAAAACGATGTAAAAACAATTATTTTAAAGCTGAAAATGTATCGATTTTATAAGATATAGGAATTTGATGTAAATATATGTAATGGTATTTTTAAAAGCAGATGAACTTTAAAACCACAAATCCTAGGATTCGTGGTTTTTTTCTTATAAACTTGTTGAATGTTTTGGTTGTACTTTTTGTTGAGGGTCGATGTAGTTAATGGCATTGTTGACAGCAGTTGGTGCTTCACCAAGACCTGTTGCAATCAAGTCAATCTTACCATCGTAGTAGCAGCAGTCACCGATAGCGTAAATTCCAGCTTGGCTTGATTCTTGCTTGCTATTGACAATAATCTTATGGCGATTCAGTTCTAATCCCCAGTTTTTAAGATTACCAACTGATGATTTGAAGCCATAGTTGACAAAGAGGTGGTCCAACTCAATGGTTTCAGTCTCATCGGATTTGACTTTTGTGATTTCAAGCTTGTCAAGAGTTTTTCCATCTCCAAGAAGTTGACTTGGCACAAATGGTGTTTTGATGCTAACAGATGATTCTTGAAGGGCTTGGACACTATGTTCAAGCGCACGGAAGTTATCTCGACGGTGAACAAGTGTAGTTGGAGCAATCTTTTCAAAAGCTAAGGCCCAGTCCACAGCAGAGTCTCCTCCACCCAGGATGGTTACTTTCTTGCCAGCATATTGTTGAATGTTAGAAACGTGGTAATGGATATTTTCATAACTATCAACACCATCCAATTCAAGTGGACGCGGTTTAAAGGCACCTCCACCCATAGCGATAATGACAGCTTTACTACTATGAATACCTTTAGTAGTTGTTATCTTAAACACATCATTCTCTTTTTCAATGTCAAGAACAGTTTCATTGAGATGTGCTGGTGTATCAAAACCTTCTAGTTGTTCTAAGAGGCGATTAGTTAGTTCTTCACCAGTGAGATTTGGGAAACCTGGGACATCAAGAATTTGTTTTTCAGGATAAAGAATGGCAGGTTGGCCACCTAATTGAGGAAGAGAGTCAATGATTTGTACTTTAGCTTGACGTAAATTTGCATAAAAGGCTGCGAAAAGACCAACTGGGCCACCCCCTATGATGGTAATATCATATAATTCAGACATGGTTTCTCCTTATTTCATTTTTATCATTTTATTCTATCATATTTTCTACCAATTTAAAATGAGGTAGGGGGGAGAAAATTTCCATTAAAAATGGTATAATGAAGAGAAGCTTTTTTGGAGAGGGGACACAGGATGAATTTTCAGCAATTATCTAATCTTCAATACTGGTCTAGTTTGTTTTCCAGTCCTTGGAGTATTGCGATAAATGTGATTGATATTCTAATCGTCGCTTATATCTTATATCAATTTACAAAATCAATTGCAGGAACCAAGATTATGATTCTGGTTCGAGGCGTTTTAGTTTTTA